ATGAAATTATTTTTTGAATATTTTAGTGACCTTCCATTTTGGTATCAAACTATTTTTGTGGGAGTCATAGCTAGTGTATATGGTTTGAAAGCAACAGACTTAATTAAGAGGAAATAAAAATGGATAGCAAAGACTTTAAAAAATATATTGCTGGTAAGTTAAAGGAAGCTTTCTCTAAAAATCAATCTACTTATCATTCTAAACAAAGAAACAGTAGACCGAGAGCAAAGGAGAATATTATTAATCCTAATTTAAAAGGTATTTAATAATGAGTGATGAGGTTATAAAAGAAAAGTTAGATAACCTAGAGAATAATGTTATGCATAAATTGCGTAACAATGAAAATCAACTTAAGTTTATCTATGACGATATTAAAGACTTACAAGCTAAAATTAAATACTTTGTTATGGGTGCTTTAGCTTTGTATGGATTAACACAAGGTGGACTGGTAGAATTTCTTAAAGGGTTAATGTAATGAAGATTAGTGAAAACACCAATATTGGTTTACCATTAAAAAACTTATTAGGTTTAATTACAGCTATTGTTGTAGGTGCATGGTTCGCATTTACCGTGATTGAAAGACTCAATAATTTAGAAACAAGAAACAAGTTATTTGAAAAAGATTTATTAGAAGCAAGTGTTCAAAAGCCAGTGGATCAGGAACAATTTATGCTCTTAGAATGGCAGGCAAAACAAATAGAAAAAATGCAAAAACAATTAGAAGACAATGTGCATACAGGTGTAATGTTAAATCAACACACAAAAGAAATTGAAAAAATTAAAAAAGATTTAGAAAGATTAAAAGATGCAACACGTGATATTAAATTTGCAAATGGTAATGGTAAACACTAATGACTAAAATGGTTATTGCATTATGTTTGTTTATTAATGGTGAACTTAAAGAACATCGTGTTCAAGAGACTATGTCTGAATGTTTAAAAGGTAAAAGAATTGCCACAAGAAACAGCGATATGAATAATAAACAATATGTTTGTGGTGAAGTTAAAGCTATCATGGAAAAAAATGTAGATGGTAGCGAAAGTATAAAAAAGATTATAATAGAAAGTAAATAATGAATGCTGGTGTATTTCAAGAGTATGATTATAATAATGAATACGCTGAATGCGAATGGCGGCAATGAAAAATTTTGTTGCAAAATATTTAAACAAATTCAATAAACCTAAAACAATAAAACCTAAAAAGGGTAAAGGAAGTTATTCAAGAAATGTATTTAAACGCAAACATACCAGTAATTGAGTGCTACGTTAGAGGTAACTTCTTAAGAAATCAAAAAGATTCTCACGATAAATATTTTGAGTGTGCTATATTTGGATTTAGTTCAATACCAAATCAAGTACCTTTGTTTCATTTTCTTATGGAAGATGGGGGCATATGGTGGAGAGCACCTATATCTGCATTTTGTAAAAAACCTAATGTAGAAGAATTACCACTTAATGAATTAGTTATGTGGGATAGCTTTAGTTATAATGTAGGAGTTACTACATTCTATGAACTTGCAGGTTGTAAAATGCAATACATATCAAGACGTAAAGTAAAAAGAAAAGGAACATATCTATTTACAATTGATTGGTGTGGTGGAGATTACAACGAATTAAACTTTGGTTATTCTGAAAAACCAGACCAGCATAAATGTGGGCATGTTATTGAATTAGATGATGGTAACTATGCAATACAACCTAATAATAGATTAAGAGTATTTGATGCATCTATGGGTACTGATTTAGATAAGCCACCTATTATTCACAGATTAGTAAGTGATAAGAGATGGTCAGTTGAAACAAGTTCTAAATGGATAACTGATGAGCATGAAGAAGGCAGCTATGACTACAACTTTAAGGAGCTAAAAGATGAATAAAAAAAGTACAGTCAATAAAGCAGGCAATTATACAAAACCTGGTTTAAGAAAAAAAATATTTAATAGAATAAAATCACAGGCATCACATGGTACAGGTGCAGGTCAATGGAGTGCAAGAAAAGCACAAGCTTTAGCTAAAGCATACAAGAAAGCAGGTGGTGGTTACAAATAATGAAGGATGGCTTACTCGTACATAAGCATTTAATTATTCGTGCAGAGGCAATGAAGCCTCCTATGGAAGAAGATAAAAGCTGTGAATGGTTATCTGAATTTATAAAGTTTATAGATATGAAACCATTAGTAGGTCCTTTTGCAAAGTATTTAGATATACCAGGAAATAGAGGATTAACAATAGCTGCAATTATAGAAACATCACATATTGTTGTACACATATGGGATGAGCCTGTGCCTGCATTAATACAAATGGATGTATATTCTTGTGGTGAATTTGATCCTATAAAAGTATGTGAAAAGATTAAAAAAGATTTTGATATTAGTAAAATAGAATATAAATTTTTAAATAGAGAAACAGGTTTAGTAGATATTAAATGAGTATAACACATTATCCAATAGACAAAACTCCTTTTGATCTTGATGTTTCGAGTGGAGTTTTATCTCCTAGCCATAAACAAATTCTTAAATTTGGAACAAATCCCAGTGTTGATAATAGTCCACATACGATTTGGCAACAAGGAGGAATTTACTCTTACCCACCAAGTGCATCAACTATGACAGTATCAAGTTCAAATGTAAATGATACCTCTGCTGGAACAGGTGCAAGAACCGTTGAAATTTTTGGATTAGATGCAAGTTATAATGAAGCTAGTGAAACTATAACTTTAAATGGTCAAACAGCAGTTACTACCGTTAACACTTATATTAGAATGAATAGAGCTATAGTTCTAACAGCAGGATCAGGAGGAGTAAATGCTGGAATTATTTATGTAGGAACAGGAACTGTTACATCAGGAGTGCCTGCAAATATTTATACAATAATTAATGGAAATGGTAGTAATCAGACATTACAATGTTTTTGGACAGTACCTGCTGGTTACAGTGCTTATATTTATCAAAGTAATATTTCAACAGGTACATCATCAAATACTCCTGCTATCCTAACAACTTTTTTAGTTGCAAGACCTTTTGGTGGAGTTTTTAATACAAAAGAAATTATAACTTTAAGCACAGGAAATCATTTACAAGATTATAGTTTTCCAATTAAATTAACTGAGAAAACAGATATAGAGTTTAGAGCTGAATCTAGTTCAGCTTCTGTAAATTTTAATGTATCTGCTTCTCTAAACATATTATATGTACAAAACTAATGGCTAATATTTATAAAGTAGATAATTAATATGATAGTAACTAAAAAAAGAACAGTTGGATTAGTATTAACAACAGGCAATCAAGATATTTATACTGTACCTGCAAATCATGAATCTAATATTAAAAGTATATTCATAAGTAATCTTACAGGTAGTACAGTTACATTTAGTTTAGATTGGTATGACAGTGAAAACACTACATATCATACTATAGCAGAGGCAACAACATTGAAAGCAAATGCTCTCATTCAAATAACAGAAGGATTCTGGTTACATAAAGCTGATGTAATACGAGGACTAGCTAGTGCTAATACTTCTGTGCAAATTAGTATTAATGTTGAAGAAGAGTATGTACCTAAACAATTTAACTAGGAGATCATATGGGTCTAGCTAAAAGTCAAAAAAGTTTAAAGGCATGGGGCAAACAAAAATGGAGAACAAAATCTGGGAAGAAATCAAGTGTTACTGGCGAGAGGTATTTACCAGAGAAAGCTATAAAAAACTTATCTGCTTCAGAGTATGCTGCGACAACACGTGCAAAAAGAAAAGGCAAAGCACAAGGCAAACAATTTGTAAAACAACCTAAAGGCGTAGCCAAAAAGGTTAAAAAATATAGGAGTGTATAATGTACGGAAAAACTAAAGGAAAAAAAGTAAAAGGCAATAGAAAAAAACTAGATGTAAACAAAGATGGCAAGCTTACTAAACAAGACTTTGCAATGTTAAGAGGTAAAAAGAAAAATGCTAAAAAAAATAAAAAATAAAATTTGTGAATTAATTTGTAAAACATTTGGAATTATACCATGTTTGTGCAAACATAATTGTGATTGTAAGAAAGGTAAAAAATAATGTCATCAAAACCTAAAGGTAAGAAGTCTCCAGCTTGGCAAAGAAAAGAAGGTAAGAATCCTTCTGGAGGTTTAAATGCTAAAGGTCGTGCATCTTATAATAGAGCAACAGGTGGTAATTTAAAAGCACCTAGTAAAAAGGTTGGCAATAAAAGGCGTGCTAGTTTTTGTGCTCGTATGAAAGGCATGAAAAAAAAATTGACTTCTGCTAAAACAGCTAGAGATCCTAACTCAAGAATCAATAAAGCATTGAGAGCATGGAATTGTTAATGACGTTTGGTGAAGATCCATTTAAGTTTAACAAATACTTTAAAGGAAATAAAACAGATGCTATAAAATATTTTATATTATTTTTAGTATTATGGTATATCTTATCTCACCACTAAAATAAAAAAGGGGAGCCCGAAGACTCCCCCCAAAGGCAACACATGACAGGCTCCTATTTAGGAGCCTTTTTTATTTGGAAACGAAGTTCTCTAGTTTTACCAGACCACCTCTTTCTCCAAATCCAGGAACTAAATCTTGCTAGGTTTCTTTCTAACAAGTCAATCACAGGATTATGCCATAGCATAACTCTAAAATGATTGTAGTAATTTTTTAATATCGTCTTCAAGTTTCTTACCTGTTGAGTTACAATGATTGATAACTGCTGCACATAAATTTGCATGATAATTATATCCTTTTAATGCTTCTCGTATTTTACCTACAGGTTTTCCACCATAGTCTAATACGATTTGGTTGTCTTCACTAATTCCAATCTTAAGTTCAAATAACAATCCAATATGTTTCTTAACTTCTTTTGGTAGTTTCTTTTCCTTTGTCATTCTCACTTTCTCCTTTAGATTGTTTTACAAACTCTTTACTTAATCTTGGGTCTAATGGTTCTAATGCCGCTAACATATTCATAAGCTTTACAACTTCTGCATAAGGTCTGCTCATTAAGTATCTCATTATTTCCTGTAGTTGATTTGATGTAATCAAAAATGTTCTATCCATTTATAATATTCCTCCCCTCCAATCTTCATATATTTGTGTTACATAATTTTTATCTGCTAAATAAGTATTAGAACTAGCTTCTCTATGAAATATATTACTACAATGTGTAATAGTTTCTTCTAGTGTCATACCTGATTCAATACAATTAGCTACTTCATCTTGTACTTCCATAACTGCTGCTTTTACTGCTCCCATGTTTTAACCTCCTTAATTAATTTATTTAAATACCAACTTGCTTTTTCTAAATCTTGCAATGGCTTTCCTTTAAATTTAAATCTGCCTACATATTTTAAAATATTTCCTTTTAAGTATCCAACAAATTCATCTGAAGTCATATAATCTTGTATAACTTCAATAGTTTCTCTCTTACCTTGTTTATAATGTTTAGGAGAATTTACTTCGTCATTCTTAAAGAAAGATGCATTAACCATATAACCTCCTTACTTGATTATAACTCATAGTTTCTAAATCATATTCACCATTAGATACATTATACTTTACAACAAGTCCACTCCACCATAGATGTTGTGTTTCTTTTGCATAAGCTTCACTATGATTTAAATAACAACCTGCAGATAAAGCTTGTAGCTTTTTACCACTAGGTAATGTGGACATAGCATAATCAAATAAATGACAATGACCTACAGTTGCAGATACTTTATGTTTATTTAAAATAGTTCTAGCAATATTTTCACCTGATATAGCACGACCAGTAATACCAGAAGGTAAGTGATGGGTATAATATACACCATTAATAGTTACGCCTTTTTTATATGGTATCTCCTTCCAACCATATTTCTTATACTTTAACATAGATATACTTAATGTCCCTTCAAGTTCAGGATTATCTTGTACTACTCTATCAATTCTATCTTCATGATTACCTAGTACCATAATCTTTTTAACTTTATGTTTGCCTAAACCTTTATCAAATTGTTGGAGTGCATCTTCAGTATGCTCTACATCCTTTTTAAATCTCCTACCTTCAAATGATAATTTAGCTTTATCATATGAACATAGAGAATCAACACTACAAAAATCTCCCATACATATTACGTGTGTAGCATTAATATCTGCAGCAACTTTACCTGCCCACATAAATCTATCATTGTTTGCTTTAGGTGTACAATGAGGATCACCAATTATTAAGTGTGTAGCCATTAGTTTATATCCTTTGGTTTACGGGGTTTATAATGATCAAAGAAATCTATAACATTATCTTCATCATCTGTCAAATCTGCAGAAGATAATATAGG